GGCATCCGAGGGCGTAGCCCGTAGTTAGGGAGCAAGACATAGTGTATTTTTAGAGGGTTATGTTATACTAAAAAAGCGGGGGGAAGTTTCCCTCCCCCCTTACACTTAGGCCAACTTCCAGTCAACGATGAGGTCTGGATAAGCAAATTGCACTCCAGCCTTAAAAGCAGCCTGATAACGGATAGAGTCGTTGTCGCGTGACACCCAGATGGAGAACTGCTCCTCGTCGGACAACAGGTCAGTACCATAGAACAAGTTACCGAGGTAGGTGGTAACGATGCGGTTCGTTCCGAGCAGACCAGGGACGGCGATGACACGGATGTTGGTGCCTGGGTAAAGGATTTCACCATCGGCCAAACCTGGAAGGTCGACTTGGTTGTACATGACACCCGTGTTGGCTTTGAAGGCCATTACCAAGGTGCGGAAAGTGTCCCAACCGCAGAACATTACGAGGTCGTTCTTGGTCAAGATAGCCTGTGGAATGCGGGTGTAGATGGTGTCAAAGATGCTGATGACATTGGCGGTCGTGATAGCACCAGAAATCGCAGCGGTGTTACCCGAAACGACTGAACCCGATGCGGCGTTCAGCAACTGGTTTACGCCGCTGAAGTAGGCGTTACCCTGCCAGATAGCGTTTTCCAAGGCTTCGGCAATGCGGAGAGCCTTCTGCTCGGCGAATGCCTGCTCGAATGGTACGCCTTCGTAGGTAGAGCCAGCAGTCAACTGGGATTGCATCCAGTATTGTTCCAAGGAACGAGGGCAAAGTTCTTCTTGAATCTTCATGCGACCAACGGTGATATTCCGCTGAGTGAAGGTTGTGGTTCCTGAAGAAGTCCATCCGCAAGAATCACCGCTTGCAATAGCGGCATCGGTGTCCATCAGGTTGAGGGCAGCGGCTGACTTGATACCAACTTGCTTGGTGAACAAGGCAGCGGAACGAGCGGAGAATACCGCTTTGGTGATGAGGGGGAGTCGCTGCTGCTCGGTATAAGTAGTCAGCGGGGAAACGAATGAGTAACTCATGGCTTTGTTTTGGGGGGATTAAAGTTTATTTGGATTTTTTGAGGTTTTGGATTGCTTCAGCAAGTGCGTTGAAGTTCTGCTGGGCAGAGGCTTTGCGTTGCTCCACGATAGCGGATGCGGTTGGCTTGGGTGCTTCAGAAGGGAGTTCGGCGACCTTCTCAACGATATCAGTCATGGTTTCCATCTGCGAGGCAAATGCGGCCATCTTGTCCTTCATCTTGCCCATCTCGGTGTAGGCGGCCTTCAGTTCCTCCATAATGCTGACCAGGTGCTTCTTGACGATTTCTTCAACCATAGCGGGGTCCACCATTGGGTAGCCTTCGGCGATTTCACTCACCACTTCACCTGCAACTTCGGGGGTTATCTCAGCGGCAACGGCGACTTCTTCGGCAGGGGCAGGGGCTTCGGCTACAACGACTTCGGTAATCTTGCCGCCTTCGGTTTTGACTACGCCAACGCCTTCCACTTGATGCTCACCATCGGGAGCGGGCAGGGTTTCGTCTTCGGTAATGACATAGACGGGCGTTCCAGCAACGAGGTCGCCGTCCACACGGATGACTGTACCATCGGCCAACTTGTAGTCGGCGAAGGCTTGCTTTTGGGTTGTGAACTTCCGCAACTCGGTGCGGAGAGTGTCAATGGCTGCTTTTAGATTCATAGATTAAAGGGATTTGTAGGTTGGGTTGATATGTTGCAAAAAAGCGGTTAAGTCGTCTGCGAGGCCCGCAAGTGCGACCTCAAGTTCCGTGCCTGTGTTTTTCATCCCGAATAGCCCCTCAACGGAGAAACCCTTGAAGGCGTGACGATTCTCCCACACCTCGTCGTTCTCCACTTTGAAGGAACCGAACCAAGAGCCGTCGGGGGTGTCCTCGTATCCCTTGGGTGCAAGTACGCCCCGTTCTGCATCGGTGATGTAACTCTTGACATTGTGCTGATTCCCTTGCTTGAAGTACTTTTGGACAATCTTTCGAATGGTCGCCTTGTCGAATACGACATAGTACTCGCCGTAGGTGTCATCCTTGCGGAAGATGGGCGTATCGGCAAGCATCAGCGGTCCAGTCAGCACACGGCGTTCTCCCGTTTCGGCGAATCGCTGCGGGGTCTTTGCGAAGGCTTGGAAGGGTTTCTCAATCGCAGGCATATCAACGAGGGCGACAAACTGCACGCCTTCGTCCACTTCGTCCACGGTCATTCGGTAAACGGGAAGTTCCATAGGGGGATATGTAGGAGTTACCCCAATGTTGCAAATTCGGACAATCGGCGCACCCTGCTGGTCGTCTGCTGGATGTCCCGCTCCACGACATAGGCCCGCATGGGTTGCATCCCTTGGCCTTGGCCGTTCCCAAAGGAGGATAGGTCGGTCGTATTGGGGTTGCTGAAAATTGGGGGAGCAGCACCGCCACCCGCTCCCATCGGCATCGGTCCGCCAGGTGAAGGTGCACCGCCTCCTTCCCCGCCGCTTGTAATAGCCTTGCCTGCTTGAATGCCTGCCGCCGTAATGGCTGCAATCCGCAAGCCTGCACGAATCTTGGCCATAGTGTTAAACGCTTTCAGTTGTGCAATGCCCGCCGCCCCCGCCGTCACGACATTCGCAGGGTTGGCCGCTGCCATGACCGCATTGGCTGCCATTTCTTTGTTCAAGTTGACGATGACATTGGCAATCGCTGCACCTTTCTCAACGGCCAAGGCTGCAATGGCCAAGCCTTTGTTCTCGTTGCCGAATGCAGCAAGGGTCTGCCCAATGGCTGCAACGGAATCAAAGACCACCTGCTCCTTGTAATCCGCAACGGCTTTCTCAATAGCCTTGCGTTCTTCGGCGTTCTTGCGGTCATGTTCAAGGATGGCATCGCTTTCGGCAAAGTAGGCTTCGGCAAATGCGTTGAAGTCAGCGGTCTGCTGGTCCAATAACGCTTTCTCGTAGGCTACGGAATCGGCCTCCGCTTGGAGTTCAGCAGCAGCAAGGATGGCGAGGCGTTCATTCTCTGCGATGCGGTCTGCAATGGCTTTGTCACGGGCGGCTTTGCGCTTAGCATCAGCAGCGATGAGGCCGTCGGTATGGGCTTCGTATGCGCTGCGGTATTTCTCCAACTGCACCTCTTGGTCCTTCAATGCCTGCGCCTGCTCCGCTGCCCGTTGCTTCGGGTCGGGTAGGTTCAAGTATCGCCGCACGGCTGCGGTGAGGTCATCCCACTTGGCGATAAGTAGCCCGATTGCCACAATAATCGCACCGATACCAGTTGAAACAAGAGCAATGCGGAAAGCCTTCAATGCACCCGTGCTGGTTCCCACCGCCACGGCGTAGAGGGCTTGCGCTGCCGCTTGGCCTTGGGTTATCAGGATGGAATCCTTGTTCAGCAGGTTGGCGACCTGTTGCACCCCGTTGGCGAGGGCCATGGCCGCTTGGACCTTGACCAAGGACTTCTGCAGTTCTTCTTCCTCCGCTCCAAACAACGCCGCTGCTCCTTGGGCGATTTGGAATCCCGCCGTGATACCCTGAATGGCCCCGACGAAGGTGTCAATGGTTCGGGTGTCGGATGCGAGTTGCTTAATCCTTTGCTGGGTGTCCCCGATTTGGTCTTTGAGTTTTCCCGCTTCGGCTTCCATCTCACGGAACGCCTTCGTCCCGTCTTGGCCCGCAAGGGACATTTCAACCAACGCCTTTTGAAGTTCCCGCAAGCGGGTCTTTGCGCTGGTCGTGCCAGCGGCGGTCGAATCTTTAAGCCCTACTTCAAGGACTATTTCTTTGGTTACATCTGCCATGGTTATCCTTCGGAGGGTAGTTCGGGGTTTACGGGTGGTTCATACCCTGGGTCCACAGGGTCGGGGTCAATCGGGCCGTTGAACAAGAATTCGGGGTCGCTTGCAATCGGGGTCGTCGTGGTTGCAACAAAGTCGGAGAGGTTCAGGATGCGTCGCAGGGTTACACGGCACGGCTTCATCTGCCCTACCAAATAGTCCCGAATCTCCAGCAACCTCCACCGAATCCCGCCGTAGTACACGGGCTTACGGAAGTCCAGTTGGTAGATGTCCACGGAGGATAGCAGCATCGTGAGTTCCAACTGCAAGGCCTCTTGGGACACCGTTTCGTTAATGTAGTTCAGCCAGTAGGTGTTGTAAAGATTGTTGTTCGTGTAGGCGTATGGCGACCCGCTTGCGTTCACGGCGTTGTAGTACACCAACCTTGGCTGCCCGAAGGCCAAGTCCACGCTGGGGGCGTACGGGTTGTCGATGTGGGATATGAAGGGGAGGGCGGTTGTAGCC